CCGCCTGTTTACAATGGAAGAAGTAGATGCAATTCTTGCAAAAGACCTTGAGAGGTTTACCCGCGGTGTTTTGGCCTATTGTCCTGCTGCTGGCAGTCGCCAAAGCTGGATGGACGCTCTTGTCAGCTTCAGTTTTAACGTCGGGCTTGGCACATTACAGCGTAGTACACTCAGACAAAAGCATAATCGCGGTGATTACGCTGGTGCAGCAGATGAGTTTTTAAAGTATTGCAAAGCTGGTGGTAAAGTCCTAAAAGGCTTGGAAAACCGTCGAAAAGACGAGCGATTTCTTTATTTATCAAATTGAAGTGACCTTGTAAGATTGTCAACCTGATGGGAAAATAGAGGAAATAACGGGGAAAAAATGGCTACAAACATACCATCGTGGGTAATGACTTATGACAGTCTGACCTATTACGTCCTTCAGTACCTAGAAAGGTCTGACCAGGCGACGATCAATGCCATTCCTACGTTTATCACTTTAGCTGAATTTGAGATTGCTCAAGAGATCAAAACCTTGGGACAATTGCAAATTGCGGAGTCCACCATGAGTGCTGGCAATCCAAATTTGGCTAAACCCGCTCGTTGGCGCAAAACAGTATCTATAAATTACACAGATTCTAGCGGCAACAAAAACCCTGTTTTACTGCGTAAGTATGAGTATTTGATTAACTATTCTCAGAATAATACAGTTACTGGCCCTCCTTTGTATTATTCGGATACTAGTTGGGATTGGTGGTATTTGTCGCCAACACCTGATCAGGCCTACCCATTTGAGGTGCTTTATTACGAGCGCATTCAGCCTTTAAGCTCAAGCAATCAAACAAATTGGCTGACACAAAATGCACCTACAGCAATGTTGTACGGTACGTTACTACAAGCTATGCCATTTCTTAAAGATGACCAACGACAAATTTTTCAGCAGAAATATTCAGAAGCTATCAAGTCACTAAAAGACGAAGATATTTCCAGAATTCCTGATCGTCAGGCTGTTGTTGCGGATAACGGATAATCAATATGACTACATACACAAATCCATACACAGGTCAGACAATTAGTCCGTCGCAGGTCGCGTATCAAAGTCTGACTATTAGTACTAGCACGACACTAAATTGGCCTATCAATGGCACGACATCAAGCAATGTTGCTGCAAACATTGTAGAGGTAACAGCTACTGCATCAGGCTTAAATCTATTAATGCCGCCTGCAACTCAGGTATCGGTAGGACAAGCAATCATTGTTCGTAACATAGGCAATAACGGTCAGTATGCATTCAATGTAACGGACAACTCAGGTACGGTAATTGTCAATATACCGATATCGTCTTCGGGATCCAATTCCAATACCTATTACATATACTTAACGAATAACAGTACGATCAATGGAACATGGTCAAGTGTGGCTATGGGCATTGGTACTTCTTCTGCTACGGCGGGGACTTTAGCCGGTAATGGTTTAAAAGCAGTCAACAACACTCTCAATGAAAATACTCCAGTTCGCAACATAGCTGGTGCATATACTTTATTAAATTCCGATAGAGCCAATCTATTCTCATGGTATGGCGGTGTAGGTACGGTAACACTTCCTGACCCCAATATTGTGGGCGCAGGTTGGTTTGTTGCGATTAAGAATAATGGCACAGGTATTTTGACGGTAACTGCTGTTGGTAGTGGCTATAGTAATTTAATTGACCCGTCTAACCCTGGTGGTGGCAGCCCAGGCGGTTCTTCTACAGTACAGATTCAGATTGCTAACTCAAGCATATTCACTACTGATGGAACGTATTGGTATACCTATGCATTGGCTCAAACCAATGTGTTTAACTACACTCAATTAATCATTCCAGTAACGTCGCTTACTTCTCCATACCAGATGTCTGCGGCATTTGCCAAAAGCGTGATTCAAGAGTTTACCGGCACTTTGTCGGCAAACTTATTAGTTTTATTGCCGCAAACAGTTCAGATTTATTCTTTAAGAAATTTAACTTCAGGCAGTTATACATTAACCTTTGGTGTTTCCAATACGGCTGGATCAGCAGCTTTAGGCACAACTGTTACTATTCCTAGCAATCAAACGCTAATTGTCATTAGTGATGGTACAGATTTATATAACGCAAACTCAGCCGCAGTAGCTGGCATTACTTCATTGCAATTATCAAATGGATCGGCGGGCGCACCTTCTTTGACATTTGCTGACGCTACAACAGGTTATTACTCTACTGGTTCTGGAAATCTTAATATTTCTATCTCAGGTACTTCGGTTGGATCAATTAGTTCAGCCGGTTTATTGTTAACAGTAGGTATTCAAAGCGGGACGTTTTAATGGGATCTAAAAAAGTTGCCGTTCTACAAGTAGGGCCAGGGATACAAAGGGACGGTACCCAATTTGCCTCTTCATCTTACGTAGATGGTGAATGGGTAAGATTTCAGTATGGCAAACCAAGAAAAGTTGGTGGCTATAACGGAGCATTTTTGAATGCGCCTGGGATCAGTCGTGGGGTAATTACCAATTCTCAGAACGGACAAACTTGGGTTATATCTGGATTTAGTAATAGTGTTCAACAGTGGACTATTAACAATAACCAAGCTATTGGAACTGGCCCCATACCAGTTTATATTCTAGGTTCGGTATCAACCGTAAGCATTACAACAGCAGGCTCAGGTTATACCAACGGTACCTATACAGGAGTTTCATTAGTACCATCTAGTGGTAATGGGTCTGGTGCTACGGTAACAGTGGTTGTTTCTACAAACAAAGTTACCGGCTTAACGATTACGAATGCCGGTACAAATTATGCAGCCAATGATACATTCCAAGTACTGGCGACATCGATTGGCAATTTGCCATCAACTCAAGCTGTTGTTTCAGGGACGGTTTATACGGTTAACTCTGTAGGCACTACAACACTTGCGCAATGGAAAGTTTACTTTAGTTCTATAACGGTGCTTCCTTCAGTAGGTGATGTGATTACAGCATCAGCCACAGGTACATTGAGTGGTACAGGAAATGTTAAGCCTACGTATGGAACATTTGTAGGCACTATTTCTTCCAACTCAGCCTATAGCAGTAGTTCAAATGCGTTGTGGCAATTTGATATTGGTTATGATGCCAACGGAACTGGCAACAGTAATTTAATAGCACACCCAGGCGATAACCTGACATCTATTGATTCCCAAGTAAATACTCGCCCTTTAATTGGGCAATTTACTGGTACTCAATTAAAAGCTATTGGTGTATTTACTCAGTCAGGAACTCTGACTTCTGGGTCTAAATTAGTTACCTTTTCAACGACAAATATTGCTATAGGTGCTGGAGTATCGGTATCTGGCACAGGAATACCAGCAAATACGACCGTCGTTTCGTCGCTTTTACAGCAGTACGGAACCATTGGTGTGGTAACGACTAATCAGGTTGGATCCGGTTATACAAACGGTACGTTTACCAACGTAGCTGTTGTTGGAGCCAGCGGAGTAGGTACGGGCGGTTTAGCAACTGTGGTGGTTGCAAGTGGCGCAGTCAGCTCGGTGACCATTACGGCTACTGGGTCTGGATATCTTTATCAGGATACATTTACCTTACCAAGTCTAGCCGGTGGGTCTGGATTTTTGGGAACTATCTCATCCTTAGCCACTATAACGTCTAATCTTTATACGGCTACATTAAACAATTCTGCTATTGCTAGTGGCGCTCAAACCCTGACATTTGACAATAACATCAGTATTTCTGGTGGTGTAGTCATGCTGTATCCATACCTATTTGTGTATGGGAATAATGGATTAATCAAGAATTGCTCAGAAGGAAACTTCAATAATTGGACATCTTCTGATGCCAACGAAAACAATGTGGCTGCAAATAAGATCGTTAAGGGCATGGCGTTGCGTGGTGGTACTACGAGTCCGTCGGGCTTATTTTGGAGCCTTGACAGCGTTATACGTGTCACCTATGCCCCTCAGAACGTAGGTACGTCCACGTTGTATTGGCGGTATGACTTGATTACGTCTCAGTCGTCTATTTTGTCTAGCTCATGCGTTATTGAGTACGATGGCATTATTTATTGGATAGGCGTAGACAGATTCTTAATGTATAACGGCGTGGTTCAAGAAGTACCCAACACGCAGAATATGAATTACTTTTTTGATGGAATTAACCTTGCTCAGCGGCAAAAAGTTTGGGCCAGTAAAATCCCTCGATGGGGTGAGATTTGGTGGTTCTATCCCAAGGGAACGTCAACTGAGTGTAATGACGCGATTATTTACAATGTTCGGGAAAAGTGTTGGTATGACGCAGGCGAGGCATTAGGCGCTAGACGATCAGCCGGATACTTCTCGGACGTATTCACTAAGCCTATTTGGGCAGATAATGTATCAAATTCCACAGGCGGTAATACATTGTGGATTCATGAGTCAGGTGTTAATCAGACATCATTAACGAATGTTAATGCAATTAATTCATCATTTGAGACAAACGTATTAGGTGCTGGCGCAGGTTTAGTTGGTAGCGCACAAGGTTCTGGGGATAATTTGTGGACTCGCATGGATCGTGTTGAGCCTGACTTTGTGCAAAATGGTGACATGACTATGGTTGTAACAGGTAAGGGTTATGCAGACGATGTGGACATATCTTCAGATCCATATTCATTTAGCCCAACCACGTTAAAGATAGACTTAAAAGAGCAGCGTCGTGAGATGAGGCTTAAATTTACTAGTAACGTAGTCAATGGTGATTACTTTATGGGTCGTGTAATTCTGAACATAGAGACAGGCGATGTCCGTGGAACGGGCAACCCGTGATCACATACGACCCGCGTGGGATGACTTGGGATCAATATTGTGCGTTGATGGCTGAGCTTTTTGCAGGAAATCAATTAGGTACAGTGCCCGAAGAAAATTGGAGACAATGGGTCGACGGTATGAATGGGATAGGTTATTTTGTTCAATCAGGAATACCTGATCATAGGCCTTATGATGATTGGCAGGATTGGGCTAAAGCTGTATCTGGCACAATGAGCATACAGCCCGTATTGCAAATAGACTAAATAATTATGGCTAAAAAACCTAAGCGTGAACTAACTGCTGATGAATTAGCTGCACAGCAAAAATATTTGTCTAACTATACTTTACCTACATTAAATGCGGGTGAGGTTAGTTCGCTTTTGGATCGCGCATCTAAAAAATCATTTGGTCGTGGTCAAAAGTATGGGGATGGTAATTCTTTATTTTTGCCTGCGTCGCAAAAGTTTGGAGATGATTTTGGAGGAAATTTAGGGGCAAATTCAGTCAAAGGATTGAATATAAAGTCAGTGGCTTCTAACATAACTACCGGAGCAGCGTTATTTGGTATTTATAAAGATCTTAAACATAAAGGCAATCCGTTTAGCACCGCAGGAGAAAAAGCTGCTAGTCAGGCAGATTTCGACAAAGCTGCTAAAGCTGCTGGGGTAAACATTGCCGGCATGAATACGCAACAAGCGTATGACGCAATTAATGCAAAAGGCCAAGGAATTTACGCAGTTTCCTCTCGCGCCACAGGTAAGGATAATCCAATTGATCCTACTACTGG